TCAGCAAACGGTGGTGTAATTGGAAAAACGAATGTAGCTTCGTTTGGAAAAAATACTCAAACTGTCAAAACTTCAACCGCAACTATTACAACACAACCAGGAACTAGAGTTGTTCAAACAGCTATAATCGCTGGCGGTGGTGGTAGTGGTAAAGATTTTTCTGGTGGTGGTGGAGCAGGTGGTTTAAGAAATATAGAAATATCAACACCAGGTAGTTCGCCAATAGTAGCAACTGTAGGCGGTGGTGGAGCAGGTTCTACTTCTCCAACATCAATAGGTACATCAGGTGTTAATTCTACAGTCTTATATGGAGGAGTGACTTATTCAGCATCAGGTGGTGGTGGAGGTGGATCAGGAGACTGTGCACCAACACAAGCTGGAAATCCAGGAGGATCAGGTGGTGGTCAAAGAGCAGGGCCATCAAATTCTGCATCAGGAACTGGTAATGCTGGAGGATTTGATCCACCAGAAGGAAATCCAGGTTCAACACCTTCAAGTAATCCTAGCACAGGTCCAGGTGGTGGAGGTGGTGCTGGGGCAGCAGGAGCTGCTACAGGTTCAGGTGGTGATGGTGGTAGAGCAGGTGGAGCAGGTTCAGATATAAGTCCATCTTTTAGTCCAGGCCTACCAAACTGTGGAGTATACGCAGGTGGTGGTGGAGGCGGTGGAACTCCCACAGCAGGAGCTGGAGGAACAGGTGGAGGTGGTGCTGGAAGAGCAAACCCAAGTCCAGGATCAGGAACCGCAGGAACAACTAATACCGGTGGTGGAGCAGGAGGATCAACTCCTGGTCAAAATGGTGCTGCTGGTGGTTCAGGAATTATAATAGTAAAAGAATTAAACAAAGCAAGTGGTGTGTGGTCAATGCAAAGTCAATTTAGTGCCAAGCAACAAGGAACATGGCCAAAAACATTTGCAATTTCAGGAGCAACTATTTTAGTTGTTGCAGGAGCAGGTGGAGGTGGTGCTGACGCTGGAGCAGGTGGTGGAGCTGGAGGTATGTTATTAGCGCAAAACGTAAATCTTGATATACAATCTGCACCTGTTGTAATTGGAGGTGGTGGTGCAGAAGGAACAACAGCACCAGGTAATCCTCCAGGTGGTGCCGCATCAAAAGGTAGTGATACAGTATTAACAATGCCAGCATTAGTAACATTTACAGCAAGTGGTGGAGGTGCAGGTGGACAACCTGGAAGAACTTCAGATAGACCAGGTGGTTCTGGTGGTGGAGGTTCAAGAGGAGCAGCTGAATGTGGTGGTACAACTACTCAAGCGGATGCGTCTGGTTTTCCTGGTTCAGCTTTTGGTAATGCAGGTGGTAATGGTACTTCTGAAAGATCAGGTGGTGGTGGAGGAGCTGGAGGTGCTGGTTCAAATGCTCCTGGCTGTACATCAGGTGGTGACGGTGGAGCAGGAAAAGACGTAAGTCCTTTTTTCACTCAATCATTACCTAATTCAAGTGTATTTGCTGGAGGAGGTGGAGGTGGTGTTGGTGGTTGTGGTGGAGCTGGTGGTGGCGGTAAAGGACACCCTAGTCCAGCACCAAATGAAAAAGGACAACCAGGAACAGCTAACACAGGTGGTGGTGGCGGTGGTGGTGGTGGAAACCCACCAGGTAGATGTGGTGGTACAGGAGGTTCAGGTATTGTAGTTGTTGAATATCCAGGACCAGCAAAAGCAACTGGAGGAACTGTTACAACTGCTTGTGGAACTACAAAACACGTATTTACTAGTAATGCAACTTTTGCGGTAACAGGCTAATTTGACTTTATATTAATAATTGATATAAGAAAGATATAGAAAGATGAACCTAACAAATTATTATTGGTATTTTCAATCAGTAGTCCCTTCTAGGATCTGTGATGACATTGTAAAATATGGTCATCAAATGCAAGATCAAATGGCAGTTACTGGTGGTTATGGTGATAGTAAAAAATTAAATCAAAAACAAATTAAAGATTTAAAAACAAAAAGAGATTCTAATATTGTTTGGATGAATGATAGATGGATCTATAAAGAAATACAACCATACATTCATCAAGCAAACGCAAATGCAGGTTGGAATTTTGAATGGAATTTTAGTGAGTCTTGTCAATTTACAAAATATAAAAAAGGTCAATACTACGATTGGCATTGTGATAGTTGGGATAGACCTTATATTAGAGAACATCCAAACGATCCATCGCATGGTAAAATTAGAAAACTATCTGTAACAGTTACATTATCTGATCCTAAAGATTACAAAGGTGGTGAGCTAGAGTTTGATTTTAGAAACATGGACCCAGATAAGAAACCTAATATTTTAAAATGTAAAGAAATACTACCTAAAGGATCTTTAGTTGTGTTTCCTAGTTTTGTATGGCATAGAGTATGTCCAGTTAAAAGTGGAGAAAGAAACAGTTTAGTAATATGGAACTTAGGATATCCATTTAAATAATATGAAAAAGAAAAAAGCTAAAGCTAGAAAACAAAAAATAAAAAAAGAAGTAATTGGTTATCCAACACAATTACAACTAGAACAATATTTTGCATCTCCTATATGGTTTGCAGATGAACCTAAGTTTGTAGATAGTTTAAACAAAGCATCAGATAAATATATCGAGGCTTCTAAAAAAAATTTAAAACCAACTATTGATGAACGTAATAAAAAGTTTGGTAACAAAGGTGATATGGGTCATGTGTTTCACTCAACAACACTAATTGGTGATCCTAACTTTGCACAATTACAAAATTATATTGGTGCAACAGCGCATAATTTATTAGGTGAAATGGGTTTTGATATGTCAGGTCATCAATTGTTTACTACAGAAATGTGGGTACAAGAGTTTGCTAAAAAAGGTGGTGGACATCACACTTTACATACGCATTGGAATGGTCACATATCAGGTTTTTATTTTTTAAAAGCAGATGAGTCTACATCATTACCAATGTTTGAAGATCCAAGACCAGGTAATGTTATGAATCTTTTACCAGAAAAAGATAA